GAGTCGTTTACCACATCAACGTGGAGTGTATCAGTATCTACAGTGAGGTTAGAGCTCACGTAAGCGTTACCGACAACATGAAGTTCTGCGGATGGAGTCACGGTCTTGATACCAACTTTATTCTCGGACGAATCTACAAATAGAGTATCAGTATCCACCGTAAGATCACCACTGACACTCGTGTTTCCGGTCACGACCAAAATATTCGAACCAAATTCATCCACATATAAATTTGAACCGACATCGAGGGTGTGCATTGGATTCGTGTTTAAAACACCAACATTCGATTCAGTGTAGAGACGACCATAGATATGCACATTGATATCTTCAGATGTTAGGGGTACGATAGCATTGCTATAAGCGCTACTTTCGGTGAATGCTAAAATGATTTCATCTGTTTCTTCTTTAAATCCTACAGTGACATTTGAATCTGGTCGACCCATGATGAGTCCTAAATCAAGAGTTGTATCTTCAGATGTATTATTTTTACCCAATTCAATAATAGCATCTTCGATGATCAGGTTATTACTCGTGATTGCCGTTATACCACCCTTCACATCGAGGTTTCCATCGATTGAAACACCACCATTGACGACGAGAACATTAGATCCTGTATCGTCGACATAGAGGTTTGATCCAACACTGAATGTATGAAGTGGATTTGTATTAACGATACCAACATTTCCATCGGTGACCAATGAATTGTGCGATACATTGTTAAAATACACAGTACTCACGTTAATCACATTACCTCGAAGTGCTGCACCTTGTAATGTAGTTTCAATAATATCAGTCGCCGCTTCACCAGATTCGGTAACCTCTTTCGTATCCTTATTATACATTAAAAGTACGATGGCGGGATCATCATAATCTTCTCTCAAACGAACAGGTGAAATATAAATTGTATTCGCTGTATTAGCGTTTAAACTTTCATTACTCGCATTGAAAACGATCGTATTTTCCGCCTGGTCATCTAGAGCATTTTTACCAAAACGCACTTTGGTAGATCTCTCAATAGTCGGTATGTTCTTGACCATTTATTATAACATCGTATTTTAATTTGCGTAGAGAAGTCCCGCCATACCGTTCTCTATACGGAGTATATTGTAGTTGACCGCATATATGGGATCGTTGATAGGCATACTCTCACTCATGATCTTGGCTGAGTCTAAACGACTAAAGTTGAGAGTGCCTGTAGGTTGGAGAGAACTTGTGGAAAGACAGAAACAATAGAGGAAAAAATCTGGGGAAGTCACGAAGTTGGTATGATAGTAGTTCATGACATCGATAAAGTGAGGCTTACCCCACCTATAATTACTCACATCAAGGCCATTGATGTTCAGTTTAACCTTATTCGAGGGAGATGTGAGAGCGCCATCGGTGGTCGTATCGGACGATGCGAGGTATTTCACTGGATGATTAAATGTGAGATCTTGCACAATTTCACCCGATGCGATATTCTTTTGTACTTGAGTGATGAGAAGATCATGTTTTCGGGAAGCGATGTTTCCACGTTCTTCGTTGTCTAGGTAGTAATAGTTTGCGTAGCACTCCACGTTGTAATTCGAGGCCGCACTTGCCCAATGAATACGAATCTCAACGTTGTGGTAATTGAGAGCTACGAGGGGAAGGGCACATTGGGGTCCCTCACAGAAGAAGAAGCGAAGTGGATAAAAGTACGAACGAGCGCTCACACCTGGGTGAGGACCGTTCGAACTCTTAGAAACATTTTGAGCAAAAGTATCGATAGCGATCTTTTCAGTGAAGATGGCATCTTGTGTGTCGACGAGAGAACCACCGATGAGAAGCTCAACCTTATCGATGATCGTATCCCATCTCTGAATATCGAGAGCTTGGGCCTTATCATCGAGAGTAAAATAGACATAACCGAGAAGATCGCCAGTTCGTTCGAATTGAACGCTGGACATAGAATTGTTTTTCACTGCTCCATGGATGGTTTGCTTTTCGATGGACTGTGAAAAATTAGCATGTCTTTTGAATGTTGAACTAAAGAAAGATATTTCGGGATCACCCACGATATATTCATCCTGGGCACCGATAGCGATCAATTGAACAATACCAGCGGACATGGTATACTACTTTAACGGGAGAAAATTACAAATTTGGTTTTCTACACACGAAACGAAGAACGAGGAAATTATCTTTTGCGGGAATCGATGGAAGAATTCCATTACCATCTTGATCTCGAATTGTCACAGTTAGACGATCGATGCGACGAATGGGGTCGATGTATTGGGTCACGATTGGATAGTTATCCTTAAAATTTATAACTGCATCTCCATCGGTGATGAGACTCGCAAAAGAACCACGAATCATACTCTTAGATGCTTGTCCTTCATATTCATTCGACGCCCTATCGTTGAAAATGGTGTCCAACTCTTTGATGGAAACGTAATAATGTTCGGTGGATACATTAGAATTAATACGAGCCGCAATGAGACGAGCTTGTACGACATTTTTTATGGGCTGCTGAAGAAAGCATGTGAAAGTGTTGGCACTACTTTGATCGATGGTATCAATCGTTAGAGTGTGATACTCATAGTTGAGATCTGGAATAGTCTCAGTTGGGGAAGTGATGAGAGCCATTTATAGTTAGCTTAGATTAAAGATCCACCGATTCCCTCCGAAATCTCATAACTCGCAATGTCCGAGATGAGCTTTTGAGCACCACACAAACCACCTGGAGTCAGCGACTTGGTGTAAGCACTGCCCTCTTTGCGTCCAGGGGTACACTCGATCTTATTCTCCAGATCGAAGATGGAACCCTCACGGATGGGAGTAACCTTAATTGGCCTGGCCTGATACATACTGGTATCACGGAACATCATGAGAGCGACGATGACGACGAACAAGACACCGATCGAACTGAGCGCATTGCGGTTCGCTTTGTTGAGGTTGAACATTTACTATGTACATATATTTTTTTAAAGTGCGTTAAAGGTATTTTTTTAGTTTCCATATAGAGAGTAGATGGACGAAGAAATCGTACTCGACAGAGGAAACACGACGGTGATGAAATTAGACGCCGATGAACAGGCGCTTATGGATGAGATTCAAATCTCTGCTCCTCGACCAAAACCAGTTCCACGACCCAGTCAGCCGATGCGTCAGGCACCACCCCAACAACATCAAGAGGCGATGGATGCATTTGTAAACCCCACAAAACAGTCGGCTCCTCAGCAGCCTCCCCAAGAGGAAGAGATTGATTATGGTGAGGACGAACCCGTGTTTTACAATGATGATGAACCCATGGGTGGTGGTTTCCAGGAAGAGGCTCCTTCCAAGGGATATACTTCTATCGATGAAGAGAAGGCTGATCTCTTGAACAAGTTGGCTCGTCTGGAGAAGAAGGGATTTGCTGTCAATAAAAGACTTAATGCCTACTCCAATGTCGATGAGTTGAGGTCCGAGGTGAAGCGGATCACATACAGCATCGATGTGGAACAGTCTATCCGTTTCTCTCGACGAATGCTCGTAGCCTGTGTGACTGGTCTCGAGTTCCTGAATAAGAGGTATAACCCATTTGAAATTCAGCTCGACGGCTGGTCTGAGAGTGTGATGGAGAATGTTGATGACTACGATGGTGTATTCGAGGAGCTTTACGTGAAGTATCGATCGAAGGTCAGCGTCGCCCCCGAGGTGAAGTTGATCATGATGTTGGGTGGTTCGGCGATGATGTTCCACCTCACCAACAGCATGTTTAAGTCGGTGATGCCAAACATGAATGACGTGATGAAACAGAACCCAGATCTCGTGAAGAACATGATGGCGGCGGTTCAAAACACGACCAGATCCCCAGATGGTCCCGCAACGGAAGCACCCGTCGGTGGTACAAATGGACAGTACGAGATGCAGGGACCAGGTGTAGACATTTCGAGCCTTATGGGTGGTATCATGATGCCACCTCCACCCCCTATGAACACCACCATGGCTCCCCCACCTGACGATGATGATGACATGTCCGACATCGTGTCTATTTCGGGTGACTCCACTGGAGGTGAGGTGAAGGAGGTGAATGTCAGTGGATCCACTAAGCCTAAGCGCACCAGGCGAAAGAAGAAGACGGAAATTAATCTCTAAATATATATAAATGATAGCGTATTGTCCGCTGGAGGAATTGGAACCTCCCGTCCGACAGCAGAAGCCTGTCGTGAAATCCAAGACCGAGGAGGCTCCCAAGCCCCAGGTTGGTCGTGAAGAAACTGAATTAAATTACGTCATCATGGCTTTCATTGCTGGCGTTGTTGTACTCGCCGTCTCTGATACCATCAGGGCGTAAATGTATATTGAATCTACCGCAGGGTCTTCCCCTGTAGTACATTTAGTAATCAAAAGTAACCAATTCTGTACCTTCGAAATTGTCTACACCTGAAGAATTGTTTGTGTATATTCCCAAAAATTTACCATCTCTGGATGTTGTGAGTTCGACGGATATATCGAACGAATAATCGACAGAGGCAGTTGATACATATGGTTCGAATAGAACGCCGTTTATACCAGTTGTAACTGTTGAACTCCATGGGAAAGGATTTGTACCACCAAATATATTTTTAGTACCGATGGCTATTTCAACACTAGAAGTAGTTCCATCATGAGTTCCACCTTGTAACTCGAGTATCATCGTACTCATATTGGAAACATTAGAAGTACCGATTTCCCGTGCCACCGCTATAACCTTTGCGTAGAATGCACCATCGTCAAACCGAAGTTGAATATCATTTGATTGTCCAGATCCACGTGCGAATGCTTCTGAATATCTTTTACACGCTACCTGGTCGGAATTTGTAATTACACCACCATTAACATGGAGAGCTGTGTTCGCACTTTCACCACCCAAATTGATCGCAACCGCATCACCAAGATCGATGGCACCACTAATATCTAAAGCACCATTTATGGTTGCGTTACTATTTAGTACGACGTGAGTAGATAATGGATTTATGTACACATTCCCCAATGTATCTGAAAGAATGTTCGATGTACCACCAGTCGTTTTGAATTCTATCACCGCATTACTCGACGCATGTTCAATACGGGGTGTGCCGTTATACACGTGAAACTTTGTATCTGGGACAGCCGTTCCAATACCCACATTACTCGTTTGGATTACATGGATACAGTTGGTTAAAATCGTGTTGTTAGCGACACCCATGACGAGTCCAGTCGTTGCGTTATCCGTGTCACTGAAACCCCTGATGAAGCCACCTTCTCCGTCATTCGTATATATGAGCATACCAGTGTGCTTATTGACACCTGGACTCTCGAGTCTCAGCATATTTACATCATCAGTCGTCGAGCTATATATGTGTAAATTCGAAGTGGGTGCATCTGTGCCTATACCGAGACGACCAACATCATCAAATCTCGCATACTCTTCATCGGTGATAGCAGTCACTTGGTGTGTAAAAGTCATGGGTCTTCGTGTGGTACCATCCAAAGCTGACCGTATTTTATTTATACTCGTACCACCACCAACAGTTGTCGTCTCGAATTCAATACCTGCGACCTGTAAAGAACCACCACCCGTGAACACAATATTACCTGCGACAATCAATTTTGTTGAAGCATCCACACCCGCTTCATTTTCAGATGTATCTTTACCGCCTATAACAACTCTACCACTTGGGGTGATGAGTAAAGGAATGGAACTACCAAATGCTGAATCAGCGGCCGTTAAGATAGTGTCAAAATCATCACCATCCGTACTATATGTCTGAAACGCATGTTGTGCTGCGATGTGCCTAATCCTATCGGGTCCCGTGGTTGAACTCGACTCGTTACCTTTGAATAAAATCAATTCGTTCCTAGGTTGATCCTCCGTATATCTTCGCTCCACGAACATGGTATTACCAAACTCGTCACCTGTGAGACCACTGAATGTAAGTTTATTTCCGATGACCACATTACCATTGACTTCAAATTCAGCTCTGGTCACATCGGTACGAATACCGACATTACTATTTGATCCATCAATATAGAATATAGTCGCAGCACTATCAGAAACTTCCTGATAATTTTCAGTGATTCGGAAGTCGCTCGAGGCACCCGCAACACCAACCGCCCAACCTGTTAGAGCCGAGTCATTATCACTTTGTATATATGAAGTGAATGCGTTTCCATCGGCGTCATTCGTTTGTAAGCTTATAATTGAATCACCTTTCGTTGAATCATGATTATGTACCAAAATCCCATTTGTAGTAGGATTACCCGTACCCGTAGAATATACTTCTAAATGCGCACTCGGCTGGGTTGTTCCGATACCTACTCGTCCGTCAGCTCGTAGCGTTAAAACCTCAGTTTCATCAGTGTATCTATCATCAGCCAAAAATATATCAAGTTTTGATTTAGATTTCCCGAGTGTGTTATCATATTTACCCATCTTAAAAGTAGCTCGAACGCCATCTCGTACACTAGTACCTTCCCGTGTTAAGTGCACAACATTTGCTAAATCTGGTGTCGTGTTATTAATCGGTTGTGTATTTGTAACAACCAAAGGTGTTCCCAAGTGAACGAAACTGTTTCTGTATACAGGTTGTTGATTGATGAATGCTGAACCACCAGATGTTTGAAAGAGACCTTGTGGCTGTGTTGTTCCAATGCCCACATTACTATTTTCTAAAATGGTCACCTTGGCCGTACCCATGGTTGAAGTTTGACTTGCGAATATATTGAGACCCTTTCCAGCATTCACTATATTTTCAATTTTGTTTACACCCGCCGCTGGATCTGAGTACATCTTCATTCCTCCTGTGCCGTAAATCACCGCATTACTTCCAGTGACGTGAATATTTCCAGAAACTGTAAGAGCCTCAGAG